CCCGTAACGCCTCTGCCACGCGCGTAACGTGACAGGGATTAAGGGTAAACTAATTGATTTTGCAAGTTTTTATTTTACCCAGCTTTCTTATGGGGCATACATGGGACACTTTCAGATAGTCTTTTGTTAAGGAGTTCTATCTGTTCGTGATTGTTGTCTTTCATCCATGCTCCGTAAACATTGAATACCATTTGTGCGTTTGTGTGGCCCATCTGGCTTGCGATAAAACTAGGATTAGCTCCAGCGGCAAGTGACCAGCATGCATAAGTATGCCTGGATTGGTACGATTTTCTGTGTCTCAGACCTGCGCGTTTTAAGATACTTGTCCATGACTCCCTGATGGAGTCAACCTTATAGTGCGGTCCGGAAAACTGCCGCTGTTTTATTACCTGAGGACTAAAAACAAAAGTGCATTTATGCACAGTACTTCTCCCATATTCCCTCTGCTTTACCTCTACAGAATGTTGCTTTCCAAGCATGGTCATTTCCGCCTGACTTTTAAGAGCATCAATAGCTGGTTGAACCAGATGAATTGTCCTTCCGGTGCCAGCATCGGTTTTTGGTGGAGTGAATTCGCCAAGTTTTGTATAATTCCTACGGATGGTTATAGTCCTTGCTTTAAGATCTATATCTTCCCATGCCAGCGATACCAGCTCCCCGTGACGAATACCCGTGTATACAGCGAGAATCCACAGGTTTTTTGTTTGTTGATGACGGCAAGCCTCAATAAAACGAATAAATTCGTCACGGGTGAGAGGATCTGGTTTTACCTTGGACTTTTTTAAGGGTGCCAGACCGTTAAATGGGTTTCCTGAGGTATAACCATTATCTGTTGCAAATTGAAACATTCCAGCTATGGTTGTCATATAGTAGTTTACTGTGACCACTGAGCGCCCTTTTATGGAAGAAATCTTTCCATTAGAAAGCTTTTGGTAACCGGTCAACAAATCTCTCCTTGCGAAAAGTAAATCCTCTTTTGTTATGGATGAAACCAGTTTTTTCTCACCCAACATAGGCAACATGTTTTTAATTACTGACTGGTAACGATTAAGTGCATTCGCACAAATCTCAATTTTCTTAAGGTCCAACCATTTTTCCGAAAGTGCCTTAACGGTTATCTCTCTTTTTCCCAGACCAAAGTGTTTCAGGTTAGGGGAATTAGGGAACTGCGCGGCGTAGTCGAAACTCCCCATTCTGATTGCAAAACAAACGGAAGTGCGAAGTTCACCAGCGATCTTCCGGTTTTTGGCTGTGTCAGGAACACCGAGGTTTTCTCTGACACGTTTGCCATTATAGTGAAACCATATACGGAGTGATCCTCCATGGTTTTCAACGCCTGTCGGGTATGATGCGTTACTCATTAAACCTCCCAGACGTCCAGGAGCATTAACAGGTTAACCGGAACTTGCATTTTTGGCACCTGGTTGTTTCTGGTTTTCGATCCATCGCATAATTTCTTCGATGTTGTACAGGCATTCACTGTAGTGCCCCGGATCACCTTCTACAGCGTAATGGCGGTATTCTTTTCCCTGCATCCATGACTTTCTTCTTGCCCGCTCAATGGTGCCAGGCTTTAGCCCTGTTGATGCAATGAGGACTCTCTCCGTACACCATTTGCTGGGGGTTATCTGATAGATGATTGTCTGCATGCCAACCTCATAAAATTTTCATCCACGGCAGTGGCACCACACTTCAAACATTCGCTTCACAACTTCACGACAGTAGAAGCCGTCAACATCTCGCGTCAGGTCATAGCGATTGCCGTAACGCTGGTGGACCCATCGTTCAAATGCTTTATTCATTCTTTACTTCCTTTTTATGGCTCGTAATTTTTTCAGGTGCTTTTCCTGCTCAGTGTCCGCGAGAATTTTGCGGTACTCCTGGTGGTCAATATGTTCGAACAGGCAGTTTAACTCACCAATGCGTACCCGCCCGGATCGTCCGTCCATCCGTCGAAAGAACACTGAGCGCTCAGTGATGCGAGTAATCACCACGGGGTATCCAGCTCTGTCCGTGTATATCTGACCGCGTTGAATCAAAGCGAACATGTGGTTATCCCCATCGACAAATCGAGAACACAACAAACGCTGCTGCGAATACCACCCCCAGAGTTACGATTGCATCAGGCCAGCTCATTGATTCACCTCCTGCCTGTCGTCCGGCATTCGCTCACTACAGCTTATCCAACCATCCGGAGTTACCGGAACTTGTGGAATGGCTGTCTGCTCTCGAACGTCATTAGGCGCTATAGGTTCTGCTGCCAACTGACTGGCATATTTGTTAATGGTAACGATAAGCTCTTGCTCAGCCTCATCCAGACAATCACCGATACCTCGCCTGTCACCGTCAAAATCATCGAAATCGGCACGAATCCTGGCAACCTTCAGGATTGCGGACAACACCTCACTAGGAATTGCCGGATAGTTGGTTGACGTTTCCGCGATTTCCCGAAAATTATTGGTTGACGAATTCTTGTTTTCCCGAAAGTTTCCGGACTGAAGCATGGCGGCGCGGCAGGCGTTCCATATTTCGGCAGCAATATCGCGCTCGCTATCGGTTAATTTGTACGTGGAAACATAGCCAGAGAGCATTTCTACGTTTTCCGGAGTTGCTTCTTCCGGCACTACCGGCGCTGGCGGGGCGATGCGTCCAAGCAACTTATTTACCTCTTTCGCCATCGCGTCATATTTATCTAAATGGCGATTAGCTTCTAAGCAGACTCGGCGCATCTGATCTGAGTTAACTCGTTTAACTGGATCTGCTTCCAGCGATGCCAGCGCAATCCGTGCCAGTTCCATTTGTTCACCACGGGTAAGCCCGTTTTCAAGCGGATTTTTAATGAACAATTCAATACGTTCTTTGGTAATAGTGGTCATGTGTTACTCCTTAACCCGCAGTGCTTTCAACTGATGAGGGGAACAAAATCTTTTCATCAAACCCTGCATTCATATCATGAACAGCAACACACCAATCCATCGACGAACGATTATCAAGAGCCTCCATGATTTCATCCATGCGGCGCAGGTCATACAGGTAAATGCTTTTATCGCCAATGGTGTAAAAACCAATTTTTTTCGGTGATGGGCAGCGATCAAGAACGTCCTGTAATTCGTTCAACCATGCCCGTTCTTTTTTTGTTAAAGTTGCCATATCACTCTCCTTTCCCATGAAGCATAGCGGCGCGGCAGGCGTTCCATATTTCGGCAGCAATATCGCGCTCGCTATCGGTTAATTTGTACGTGGAAACATAGCCAGAGAGCATTTCTACGTTTTCCGGAGTTGCTTCTTCCGGCACTATCGGCGCTGGAGGGGCGGCAAATAGATATCCGCCAAAGTCAGGAAGCTCTCCAATGGCCTGTACGAACTTTTGTTTGCCTACGTCAACTCCTAATGGGTAATGAGCTATAATCTTTGCCACCGGCTCTGCTTCCAGCGATACCAGTGCAATTCGTGCCAGTTCTTCCGCTTCTTCTGCTGGCAGTACAACGTTGCTACCCGGTCCGTATGTTTCGCGCCACTGCTTGATTGTCAGCAGTCGCCCTTTGGTAATAGTGATCATGCCGCGTTTCCTTCTTTCTTATTAACAATCACACCGTCATATATTTCATTAAGGTGCCCTCTCAACTCCATGCGCCTTAATGCAGATAACATGTAATCGCATTCAACCTGCTTATTCCCAGTAAATGGCTTATCGTCAGGATTACCCCAACAGCAATTACCCCTGGGCCATCCATGTACTTTCCGTACTCTTCCGTTAACAACGTGAAGTAATCCCCAGCCGGGAGGTAAATCCTCAACTGAAATAATTTCCGGCTCACTAATAAAGAATCGCCAGTCGCCCATGCCAAGTGAGGGATTTTTACGGAAACGCTTTTTTCTATCTGCCAACAAGTCAGCACGAGAACACTTCGCCTCTATCAGGCATGATGCTGAATTTCTGAATCCCATAGCATCTGGCTGTTCTCCGGTACTGGTTACAGCAACAAAGCGGTCATGAAAGCAAACCTTGAACCCGTTGCGCTTAAGGAACTTGTACGCAATCTGACAGAGTTCGCGGTGTGTTAACGCCATATCACTCTCCTTTGATGCGAATGCCAGCGGCGCGGATTGCAGCGATGACTTCAGAAACTTTGTATGCCATTACCGTTTGGTAATCATCGTGAAAATCTGTTCGATGAAGCATGCTGCTACGTTCCGGGAGCGATATTTCCCGAGCATCCAGTTCCTTAACGCGTTCCTCCAGTTCGTAGACCCTGCATTGTTCTCTATCATCAATCAGATATAACCCAAGACATTCGCTTTCTACCCAACCGCCAAAATCATGATCGTAACGCTCACATGAAAACTCACCGTCACCGTCCTTTGTTGGAATGGTGTAACTATCTAATGGGCCACCATATGTCGGCACATTCCCCAATGTTGGATGCTCAATCCACATGAAAAATGCACGTCCGGTTATTGGGCAAATATCTGGCCGCCATTGGTTACGAACAGCCTTGGTTTCGGATAATTCTTCAGCGTGTTGTTTTACTTCCTCAAGCTCAACTCTCAGCTTCCCTACCGTTAGCGCAATATCCTCGTTCTCCTGGTCGCGGCGTTTGATGTATTGCTGGTTCCTTTCCCGTTCATCCAGCAACGCCTGCACTACTTCAGGGTTGAAAGCTGCGATATAACGCGCGTTATTCTCTGCGTTTTCCTGTCCATCAAAGCCGGTCCATTTGATAACGTCTTCACATCGTTTATCACCGGGTGTATGCACCGCATATGTACCAGTACCCGACGAAATAAATGCGACCCATTCGCCCTGCGTGGCCTGTTTTGCTATCTCACGCAGTGCCTGATAGTCAATTTCGCTCACTGGTTGTCTCCTTTGCTGGGCCTTCTAACTTCTGAGTGGTTATATCAAACTCAAACAACTTAACCACGTCATCAAACAGGACATAATCGCCATCAGAATCTTCAGTCATGTCAGCGCCACAATCCTGACCGCACGAGTCGCAACCATCCATATCAAGCTCGTATCGCTTCAGGTTTGCGATATTTGATAAATTCAGCGCCAGTACAGCCAGGTCATAAACCTCTTCGGCAGTGACATCGCTGTTCAGTCCCATTTCATGGCGATATATGATTTTTTCTACTCGTTGTTTTGTGATCGTCATTTTTCTCTTCACTCCGATATACAAGGATTACCACACCCCCTCTGCTGATTGCGCGAGCTGGATCCCCTGGTTCCATGCCGTCAATTCCGAAGGCTTCGGAAAACGCATTCATTGCCTTCTGGCGTTCATCCTGCTTACGGCGTTTATTCCATTTTTTCAGGAACAACAGCGACAGCCACCGTCCGCTGCAGAACACGATGTAAAAATAACCAAGGAGCGCCAGGCCGACATTCAGGGCCGTTTCTATGGTTAGTTGTGAGTCAGTTGCCATTTCTTACCTGTTTAAGTAACTGGTTGAACATAACACTTAACGGCAGATTGTTTACGCAGTACAGAATCATTTTGTTTTTTTCTCCAGTTCGTACTATTAACCCATTCCACAATAACCGTGATAATTCATTACTGATAGAAGTTGCGCTTCTTCCAAGTGCGAGGGATATATCTTCTCTACTGCAATCTGGATTTTCCTGGATATGCTCGATAACGGTCATGTGGTCCCTTTTACTTAATATCTGTTTCGGATTGCATGCCATGAGTATTCATTTCGTTAATAATTTCATCCAGAAGGATTTCAAGCCCTTCTCGACCCATATCTGAAAGAATGAAACCTTTATCAGGGGAAGTAGTGAGCATTTTCTGATAAAGAAACAGCGCTCTTCCCATTCCTTCAGCTTCGCCGTATTTTTGAATTAAATTCCATTCAATATACTGTTGTAAGGCAAATCGAATGGGGCCGGGATATATCGTCATAAACCCATACATCCCGTTATATACCACGGCGTGTTCAGTTGTTCCGTGTTCATTCAGGATATCAATTGTGCCGTTCTTGTCTTCTTCTTCGTTGATGAATGTCGTCACATACAACCATCGCCACTGAGCAACCTTCATCTCAACCGGAAGTTTACCCAGTAATCCTGCTTCGTCGGCTTGCGCCAGACACTGAAGGATACGTAAACCTCGCACATTAGGAGTATCGAATTCTCCGGCATCCAGACGACGTATGGCGTCGTGATAATCAATCGTCATACTGCCAGTTCGTATACCATTGGCTGTTGCTTCAGCCTGGAATTCATCGTATTGCATGATATTTATTCCTCATCTTCATCTTCATCTGCTGGTGCAATAACGTCATATCCTGCCTTTTCTGCAATAAACAGGAATGTTGAAAGAGTTCCTACAAATTCATCGTCATGAACATGGCGAATGAATATTACTTTCCCGTTTTTGATGGTCAGCAATACTCTGGTTTGTTCGTGTTCTGCTGTTTTCTGATGCATTATTATCTCCCGTATGCTTTACGCAGAAATAAGCAGGCAATATGCATGTAATTTTCACCGTATTGTGCAATAAGGCAGGCGGTCTTGTGTGATGCCATATTCTTTATAAAAGTCACAATAAAGCCTCCTGTGGATTAAGGTTGTAACAATCCCCGGCGATAAAACCGCAATAAACGTTCAGGGCATATTTGTTGTTATTGCGCTAATTCTTTTTCGGCAGCAGCTTTTGTATACTCACATGCAAAACTCAGAATTTCGCTGCCGAGTGTTTTCGTTTCGTGATTACTGGACATATGTAATACCTGTGTTGCATGCAATAAATGATAAACATTTACCGCAAATGAATCAGGCTCCAGGCAAATGCCTTCGTAATTATCTTGCTGTGAGGTTGTTTCTGTCATTGCTCCTGAAGTGCATACGAGCCTGTTTTTGACAATTCTCTTTTCTCTAATCACTATATCGGCAACATCTATTGCCTTTACAACCTCCGGGAGAAGTTCCGGGTTTGTATAATCAAAGTCATCAACATGGAGAACAGTTATGTTTTCGAACTTTTTCATGGCTTCCTCAGCTGACTTATATGTCCTGCTATATAGCGAGTCTCAGAAGTGTTTTCATATTGAGACTGTTTCCGCAATGATTGATAATCAGTTACCGGATGCTTATCCGTGTCCGGCGCACGACCACACGTAGCCGCGTGTTGGTCCCCATTTTCAATTCAGCTCTCAATGGAGGATAAATGATTAACGCAGAGCAACTCGAAAAAGAGATTTCAGAACTCAAAAAAGAATTAATTTGGCACAAAGTTGCTATCTCCGCATTAATTCGTCAGGTAGTTTCACCTGAAGATAAAGTAAAGTTTATGAAGCAGTTCTCATCTTCATCAAAGGAGTTTTTCACTGACGAGGTTCATCCAGAGGCTGGATTTTGGATCCGTCAATTATTTTCGCAAGATAAGCGTAAATAGCGTCATCAATACTCGCGTCGCTCTTGAATTTAAGAGCGATGCTCTTTATATCCTCTGAAATTATTACCAGATCACCATATGTTATATTTTTATTATTGTGCGCAGTGCTTTTTTGTATGAAATCAAGCAATTCACCAATGAGACAAATATGGTAAGCATCACAGTTTTTCATGCGCAAGTATCCCCACCTGTTGGTTTACCAGTTAACAGCCACATCGGATCGCAGCCAAGAATATTTGCCAGTGGGATAAGCATACTGATAGTTGGTTCATACTCTCCGCTCTCCCACTGGATGATAATTTCTTCATCGAGATCGAGCAGCCTGGCGAGTTCGGCGGTTGTTAAGCCGCAGGCTTCGCGTTGGGTGCGAAGGTTAACCAGCCAGCTTTCAGGGAAGGATTGTTTTTGTTGTGCAGGAGAAGCAGCAGATAGAGCATATTCATGGATAAATTCCATTACCTCAATGCCCAGTTCCTTTGAGCGAGCACAATCCAGAAGATGGAATGTGCGTACAGCACTTAGCAAATTTGCAATATTTAATGCAAAGGAATCAAGTTCTAAGCCCTTAAGCGTAACACAGCCGCAGTTGATAAAATTAGTTGTTTCTGGAGTTGCTTTTAGTGTCTTCATATATCCGCCAACAATTTTAAATTGAATCAAATCAAGTTATAATTGATGGTGCGATATTATATTTTGGGAAACAGGCTGTCAAGAAAAAATTGATATCGTATATTTCAGGCAGAAAAAAAACGGGCAAAGCCCGTTAAAATCAAAGACTAACCAAATCTGTTTATGTTGAATGGTACTGATGAGATCACTTTAGACTGGATATAAAGCAGAGCTAACCCCTCTTTTTCGATGCTCCATGGTTGATAATTGGGGTTATCAGATAACACCATGATTTTGCTTCCAATTTTTTGAAGCCTTTTCACGTAGCATTCTCCATCAAAACAAAATGCATAAATACCATCGCCATCAAAATAAGTTACTGTCTTATCAAGAAAAAGAAGGTCGCCAGGTGAGATTGTGGGAGCCATACTGTCTCCTCTGGCGTTACCTATTTCTATATTTTTGAATGCCCGATTTCCAACAAGACGTCGGGCATATTCAGGATCAAGTTCTATTGAGCGCACTACATCTATCAAGTCACCACGGACATGAGTTCCATCACCGCAACTAAACTCAACATCAAGGACATTAAATACGACGCTATCTGTTCTTGTCTGGTGTTTCTCTTGCGAAGAAAAGGTTGGTGAGGAGTCTTCACCTAAGAACCAGGATTGTGGATAACCGCTAATCTCTGATAAATGCGCGAGCTTATCACTCCGTGGAAATGTTTTTCCTGTTGTCCAGTACTGCACTGATTGCGCACTCACACCTAACTTGCGGGCCAGTTGAGCCTGAGTCCATCCTTTTGCTTTCAGCATCGCGGCTATTCGATTTTCCGTGTTTTTGACGTTCTTCATGACCAAATCCTGTGGGTTTCTTTACAAGGATAAATCTTTACTTGATTTTAGTGTATTCGATCCTTTTGCAACTTGCATGTTAATTTAAACTTGATGTATTCTTGATTTATAAAGTTAATATTGGTGCTTTGTTATGGAAGGAAATGATTACGACAAACTTCGTGCATTAATTGCGCAAAATGCCATAGCGCGAAATCTTGGTGTGACGCCGCAAGCGGTGAATCAGTGGTTTTCAAAAAACACAATTCCTGCTCGTTTCGTTTTACGCGTATGTGAAGTAGTTGCATGGAAGGTCACGCCACATGGCTTAAGGCCAGATCTTTATCCTCACCCTGAAGATGGAATTCCTGATTCGTTACGCAAAATTTCAAATCCAAGCTTAGCGCACACAGAGGACGAGAAGTGATGGTGGTGATATGAGCGAAAAAATAACTATTAAATACGATGGGGCAACCATTTCGATTGCCCCAATCACATTAGCGTTCGCTGAGAAGTTGTTGGTAAGCCTTAAAGGATGCGAACTGCATTCTACCTTCGGCATTGATTCCAATGCCTTCGCTTGTACACCAGGTGATGAACTCGGCTGTATCCGCTTCAACTTTAATAACTCGTTGCCCGCTTCTTTCGACACGCTTAATCAATTTTTCAGCGTCGTGTTTCCACTCGGTGTAACTGTCGGAGAGCACATCAGCATCAGTAAAAATATTTTTGAGCTCATGATACTGAATCGCATCGCGAAACCAGAATAAACCAACGGCCTGAACTTTCATGTCGAACCTCCTTTGGTTCTTTTGTTTATAGGGATCAAAAGGATAACTGAAGGAAGGTTCGGCACCAATAAGTACGAATGTGCGGAATCTTAAAAGAATTTATCCGTAAGGAGATGGCAGTGAACACCGCAATTTTTAACGACAAAGCATCCATGACCAGCGTTGAGATCGCAGAGCTGGTGGGTAGTCAGCACTCAGATGTTAAACGTAGTATCGAACGCCTGGTTGCTAAAAACATCATCCGGAAACCGCCAATGGCTGTTTCCGAGAAAATCAATAACTTAGGTTTTAAAGTTCAATATGAGCATTACCTGTTTGAAGGAGAACAAGGTAAGCGCGACAGCATCATTGTCGTCGCACAGCTCTGCCCTGAATTCACTGCTCGCCTGGTAGATCGCTGGCGTGAACTGGAAGAACAGATCCGTAAGCCAATGAGCGAAATTGAAATGGTTGCTGCGATGGCTCTTGAAGCCGTTCGCCAACAGAAACGGATCACTCAGGTGGAAGAAAAAGTCAGCCACGTTGCTGAAACAGTCGAGCAAATTAAAAAGGGCACTATTCGTGAGGGCTATGCCGGATATCGCCAACTGAAAGCAAAAACCGGTTTGTCAGATGATAAATGCCGCAATCTGGTGAACGCCTATCAGATTCCTACAGACACCCATGAGTTCATGACGCCGGACGGATTGTTGTCACGTCGCGCAATTGTTGCTGTGGAACCGTTTATGGCTGCTTTTTATCGGGTTATGGAGGAAGCAGAACCGCGAGGGACTCGCTGGTATCACCCGAAAATGGGGTTATTTCAGGTTATTGGTTGGCAGCGGTGAAAAAAAGCCGGGAGTAACCCGGCTCACTCAACATCAATAACGGGGAGCTGTTTCGCATAAAACGGCTCCGAAACATCCAAGAACAGTTCTAAAGATATCAGCAGCTATATGATCATTTCAAGACCAAATATTGATTCTGCAATTTCGGGACGTTACACTGTCTCCGCACCTTATAAAGCGGGTGCCGGGGGTCGCAGCCCGGAATTGTCAACGGCGATATATGACGCGCCAGCGTCTTTTTTATCGTCCGCGCTCACGCACGCCAGAATTATGGTGGGCTGGGCAGGGGAGCCGAAAGGCTCGCCGGTCTCCGTTGACGCCGGTACTGCGAACCCTGTTCAGTCTGCCACCAGTGAGTTTCGCAGCTCCGGTGGTGGAAGTTTTCCACAGTCAACGGAGGCTGCCATCATGGCTACTGTCCCAACTTCCCCATACCTGAAAATTGAAGTTGTCAACGGCAAGGCCGTTATTTTCTCCCTGCATGTTGCCTGCCACTTTAAGCGAATGCACCAGAACATCGTTGACAAAATCGAGTATCTGAACTGCTCACGCGAGTTTTTTACCTGCAATTTCATACCGGGTACTTATCACATCTACGGTGACTCCCTGCGTGGTTATTACATCACTCTTGATGGCCTGATGATGCTTCAGCTTGGGTTAAGTCTGCGCACAATGCGGTACTACGAGAGCTGCATTGAGGCATTCCATGAAGCTGAAACCAGCCTGAATCATACAGCTTTCCGCTGTAATCAATGGGAGGTGCGCCCATGATTCGCCGCCTCGTTAATTCTCTGTATCACCGACACAACCGTTGCCCCCGTGTGGGGCAGTGGTTCGCCACCAGCGACGGTCGCGTTCTGCGGGTTTGCCTGGTCAGCACCGAAAGCCAGAAAGTTGTGTGTGAATTACTGGGGCGTAACTACACCATCAGTTACCCACTAGTGGCGTTTCAGTCCGGAAAAATGTTTAAACGCCTGGGAGGTGGCTATGCGTCCGTCTGATCTTCTGCTCGATTTTGGGCATCCGGTTGCTTATTACCCTGGGCTCGTTAAATACATGGGAAGTCCGCACGCTGTTATTTTCTTTGGTCAGATTTTTTACTGGCAGGATAAAGCACATGCAGCGGAAGGCGTACATAAAACGCGTGAAGAGATACAACACGAAACCGGACTTACATTTGAACAACAGGCTGTAGCGCGTAAGCATCTTGTGTCCAGAGGCATTTTGGTTGAAACCAACAAGCGTCTTGAGCACAAAATGTTCTACCGTATAGATTGTGAGCGCCTTAATGAAATTATCAATGAAAACAATCAGTTTTCCCGAAATGGGGAAACCCGTTTTCGGGAAACTGTAAAACCCAATTTCGCGGAGGAGGGAAAGCCTTCACCGCGGACACGGGAAACCCCTCGCCGCGGTGAAGGGAAAACCAATTTCGATCTTACAGAGAATACAACAGAGATTACTTCAGAGAGTACTACAGAGAGTAAAAACACTATTGGCGCATCCGCTGACGCGTCTGCACCAGCGCGTTCTGCCCGACAGGAATATTCACCGGAATTTGAACAGGCATGGCAGGAATATCCCAAACGTGCTGGTGGCAATTCCAAGTCAGCAGCCTTCAAAGCCTGGAAAGCACGTATCAGGGAGGGAATAAAACCGGAGAACATGCTTGATGGCGTGAAGCGGTATGCCGCCTGGGTGCGTGTCTCTGGAAATACCGGTACCCAGTTCGTGAAGCAGGCGTCGACGTTCTTTGGACCCGATCGTCATTTCGAGGAATCCTGGCAACAGCCAGCAGCCCCCGGAGGTGGGCGGGGCAAAAGCCTCCCGATCTCGGGATTCAGTGAACAGGACTACGGCTCAACGAACTTCAACTGGTGATTTTGCGGGGAGGGTGAAAATGACTAATTTCCTGAACAAACAACACATGCAACACGACAAAGCGCAGTTACTTAACCGCAAGGCAGACCTGGAAGAGGAGCTGGCATTTGTCCGTGGCGGAAAGCGTCCGTGGCGCTGTGAGCATTGGGTGCAAAGCACTGAGACGGTGTCCTGCGGGAAACACGGAAAATACACGCGCTATGTGCTGACTGGCCCGGATGTAAGGGGGAAAGCTGTCAAACGGGTGTCCGGTTGCCTGTCCTGCCTCAGTGAGGAGCTGGGCCGCGTGTATGACGAATTACGCGCCCTGAAGGTTCGTGAATTACTCGATCAGGCCGGTATTGCCCGCCGGTTCCAGGACTGTGAGTTTGAGAATTATCAGGCGGTGAATACTGACGCACAGAAAAACCTTGAAGCCTGTCAGCGCTATGCCGCTTCCTGGAAGAAATGTCTCGCTGCAGGCACCAGCATGGTCATGATTGGCAATTGTGGTACCGGTAAAAATCACCTGGCTGTATCAATGGCAAAAAATATTATTCGCCACCACCAGGCAACCATAGAAATCACGGATGTAATGCGGCTTACCCGTGCGGTGAAAAATACCTGGCGCCACAACTCTGAGCGCACTGACGATGAAGTGATTAATCATTTTGCATCGCTGGATCTGCTTATCATCGATGAGGTTGGTGTGCAGTTCGGTACGCCTGCGGAGATAACCATCCTGCAGGAAATCATAAATGCGCGTTACGAAAGCGTTTTACCGACAATTTTGATCAGCAACCTGACGTTTGAACAGCTTAAGGAATCCATTGGTGAACGGATTGTGGATCGCGTTACTGATGGTGGGCGTAACTGCCTGGTGTTTGGTTGGGAAAGCTACCGCGCGCATATCAGAGGTGTGGCAGCATGACAAACCCGACAAATCCGGCGTGGCGTAATGATGACCTGGAAGGAGCTGTCATCGGTGCGTTTTTTCTGCGTGGGGCTGATCCGGAAGTGATGGATATTCTGGCCACGCTTCCGGCGGATGTCTTTTTCGTGCGTCAGTACAGGGATATTTACGCGGGAATTTGCAGACAGGCCCGTGTATCCGGCGTCATTGACCCCGTACTGCTGTGCAATGAGATGCCGGAACTTGCCCCGGTGATTACCGACACCGGACGCAAAACCTGGGTGAAGTCTTCACTGGAGCACTATGTCGCAGCGTTGCGGCGTAATGCCGTACTGCGCGATGCAGAAAAAACACTGACTGAAGCATTACAGAATTTACGTGATGCGTATACCTGTGAAGCAGCCGAGGATGCCCTGAAGGATGCGCAGAACATGATGGCCTCACTGTCGACCGGAAAGGGCGTCATTCAGCCGGTTCACATTGATGATGTCCTTCCAGAAGTGGTCGACCGTGTTGAATGCCGCAATCAGGGACTGGAGAAATCCAGGGCGCTGATGACCGGTATTGATGAGCTGGACGCAAAAACGGGCGGTATGGAGCCAGGCGACCTGGTATTCATTGCGGCTCGTCCTTCGATGGGGAAAACCGAACTTGCGCTGGATATCATCGACAAGGTGACTGAGCAGGGGCATGGCGTGCTTCTGTTCACCATGGAGATGGCGAACATTCAGATTGGTGAACGTATGGTGTCTGCTGCCGGGGGAATGCCGGTATCCCGTCTTAAGTCAGTTGCCCGTTTTGAAGACGAAGACTGGGCACGTTTCTCACAGGGCGTGGGACGAATGACGGGGCGTAATATCTGGATGGTGGACCAGGCAAACCTGACCATTGATGAGATATGTGCAACTACGAGGCACCACCGGATGAAACACCCGGAAACGGCGCTGGTGGTGGTCGATTACCTCGGCCTGATTAAAACCCGCAGCATGGGGCGTCACGACCTTGCTGTGGGGGAAATCTCAAAGGGACTAAAAAGCCTGGCAAAATCCGGCGGTTTTCCGCTGATTGCTCTGAGCCAGCTCTCCCGCGGTGTGGAATCCAGACCCAATAAACGCCCCATGAACTCGGACCTGAAAAACTCAGGGGAAATAGAGGCGGATGCAGACATCATTCTGATGCTTTACAGGGATGAGGTGTACAACCCGGAGACACAGGCGAGAGGCATAGCAGAAATCAACATCACGAAACAGCGTAATGGTACGCTGGGTACCATTTACCGGCGTTTTCATAACGGGCATTTTCTGCCTGTGGACCAGGAGAGTGCCCGGGTTCTTTCCACTCCCATGACGCCGGGCAATCCGCGCAGATACAGCAATAACCGCATGTCGGGTAGTAAAACGGAGCGTTTATTTTGAACAACAGAACAACCACTGTTTCACCGGAACAACTTCGTCGGCAGGCGCAGGAGATGCTTCGTTGTGCTGAACAGATGGAAAAAACGAGCGTGAAAAAAGATACGCTCCGCAAGCAGCTTACTCCGGCGCTTCGTGATCTGCTGCAGGCAAAACACCGCACACAAAAGGCGGTGGATGAGCTGGTGGATTGCGTGGCGGAACTGGAAGGACAGGTAAGCCAGTTTGAAATACTGGTGAAGGAGTTTACTGCGTGATGGCTGAATTTTTTCTTCTGCGTTCATGCAATACCGTTCGCTGAGGTGACCGTGAGAGCACTACTGACCCCTGAAATTGCCCCGCGTATGGGGATCGTATTGTTCAGGCCCGGTTCAGAGCTGATGCCCCTGTTTATGCAGGGGCGTGTCCTGCTGGAGCCTGAGCCGGAACGTTATTCATCTTTTGCCAGTGGTGCCGTTCCGGCGGCATCACAACCGCTGGCGGATGATCCTGCCGTTCGGGCCGTGTTCCGCAATGAGGCAGTGATCCGTCGTGCTGGTGGCGTGGAATGTCTTGAAAGCTGGTTACTTCGTGAAAAGGGCTGTCAGTGGCCTCATTCCAACTGGCACAGCGAGAACATGACCACAATGCGACACGCTCCGGGCGCAATCCGTCTGTGCTGGCACTGCGATAACCAGCTGCGCGATCAGTTCACGGAACGGCTGGAATCAATGGCAACGGATAACTGTGCCCGCTGGGTGTTGTCTGTTGTGCGTCGGGATCTCGGTTTTGATGACAGTCACGTTGTGACAATGCCGGAACTGTGCTGGTGGCTGATTCGTAATGATCTGGCGGATGCCTTACCGGAAAGTGCAGCCCGTAAGGCACTGAGATTACCGAAGCCTGTTGTGCCGTCTGTTACCCGGGAAAGTGACCTTGTGCCTTCGGTTCCTGCCACCAGCATCATCCAGGATAAGGCGAAAAAGGTGCTGGCGCTGAAAGTGGATCCGGAGTCGCCGGAGTCTTTTATGTTACGCCCAAAACGTCGCCGCTGGGTTAATGAAAAGTACACGCGCTGGGTTAAGACACAGCCGTGTGCATGTTGTGGAAAGCCCGCTGATGATCCCCACCACCTGATAGGTCACGGTCAGGGTGGAATGGGAACAAAAGCGCATGACCTCTTTGTGTTGCCTTTGTGCAGAAAGCATCACGACGAGCTGCATGCGGATACCGTGGCATTTGAAGAGAAGTATGGCTCCCAGCTGGAGCTGATATTTCGTTTTATCGATCGTGCGCTGGCAATTGGCGTGCTGGCCTGATTTTGTGGAGAAAGTTGATGCGTGATATTCAAATGGTTCTGGATCGTTGGGGAGCATGGGCGGCGAGTGATAGTTCAGGAGTAGACTATTCTCCTATAGCTGCTGGGTTTAAAGGGCTTCTTCCCTATACAAGCAAAACACGTCAGGCTTGTTCAGATAGTGATGCATTAATTATTGAAGGTTGTCTTGCTCTTCTTAAAAAGCGAAAACCGTACGAGCATTCTTTGATTGTGGCCCATTACCTGTATGGCATCTCGAAAAGAAAGCTTGCAAGAGCTCGCAAAAAAGATGAGAAATTGATACGTATAGAGATACAGATGGCTGAAGGGTTTATTGATGGATGCCTTTCAATGCTGGATGTTAAACTTGAAATGGAGTAGAAAAAAGGGCATTTCTGCCCTTTTTAAATGTGGGGGAGTATCCAGTTTACTTTTCTCCATGTAAAGGCAAAAGTTATTACTGAAATGATAAGAAGAGATAACGATTCGATAATTAAAATAAATTCTATTTTTTCTCCATGTAACAATGTCTTTTCATTGGCAAACATTGCTATCAAAGCAATAACGCATGCCGTAATTAAAGATGCACCTGCGGTTAATAGATTTACAATAATAACTTGAAGTATGTTGTTGTTTTTTAATGCTTTTATTATTCCATTTGAGTTTTCGCTAGCAGCACTAAAAATTGATATTGTGGCTAAAATAAAACCAAATAAAATACCGGATACAGTTGAAATAACCCCGGAGGCTGTAAGTATGTCAGCATGCCCCATCTGAGGGATATACCTCAGTAGGAACAAGGTGCAAAAAACACTTACAATCAGGTTTCTTAAGTATTTCAATAACATATCCTATACCTTCTTTTTGCTGATATCGTATTGCTTAAGGTATTCATTGTTATCAATTTTAGCAGAAATCATGGCTTGCAGAACATCACTATCAGTGCCATAACCATTAACGGTATATATGTTTTTTTCTGAAATGAGTACCTGATCAAGAAGACTTTGTTCAACGGTATTTTTGGGCTGTGTTACTGCCGCTTTTTTTACAATTCCCGGCATTTTTTCAAGGAGTTCTTTAATACCATCCTTAACGAGATCTGATAAATAACCTTTGACTTTTACTCTCCCTGATGCACGTCCCCTTAGATTTAACTTGAGACGTGTTCCACCCAGCCCTACCATCATATTTACCAGTTCCTTAGAAAATGAACTATTTAGCTGGTAATTTGTTGCATCAAAGTTCCTGGGAGCAGCCAGGACAATATCACAACTTCTCAAAGTACTTCCTGTTTCAAGTAGCTCTTTGACGCTCTCTTTTTTCCAGATGGCTTGGAATGCAAAGTTATTTCCAGGATTACCACTCTGGCTGTAAAGCAGATAAGCTAAATCCGATTCTTTCGGCCCAAGATGATTTTGAGTTAATATTAAAATATCACTATCGTAATAATATAAAAAATAGGTTCTTTCGACTATGTATTTTTTATCATCTAGTGGTATGTTGTGCTCATTCCAGTGTTCATCACCAATATAAGGAAGGAGATACTCTTCTCGTGAGCATGACATGTAGCCGAAGAAATATTTAGCTTTTGTATCTTTATTTATAAAAGCTATTTTTAACTTTTTATTTCTATAGATGGTATCAAAATGATTATTCGTAACGGTTACGCAAGTATTATACAGATTTTCAATTGCTTGCTTAGCAACTGAATGGCTGCGGATAGTCCCAGAACTGCTGGTGTAAAAACCAATTTTAAGTTTTTTTTGTTTCTTTGATTGCGCAATAGTAGCCATGCTAAACCTTAGTATGCTAATAATTTCTTATGGGGCTTATTTTTATATGGCTTTAATTTAGCAAAAAAAATTACCGCGGTCCGCAAATTTTATCTTAATCTGTTAAGAGTGGTTACTTCGCCACACAGCTTAAACCCGCCGTCGAGCGGTTTTTTGTACCTGTAAACTTGGTGCAGTACAGTAAACACGCTGGTGGTCGTGAATACTGACTTTTTATCTTGCTGGCTTTTTAGACAAGAGTTATTGGTATGTCATGTTAACCAGAAGGGAAAAAGACATGATAAAACAGCAAGATATGACAGAAACCGCCGCCGCAGTCCTTCATTTCTTACCTGCTGAAAAGTGGGTAACGCCACGCATGATGACGAGAACTACCGGAGTAAGCGAAGCCCAGTGCCAGTTAATACTGACTCAGTTAGTTCTGGCGGGTCTGGCGAAGGATAACGGCGGGTACGGGAATAAATTCAGACGCTGCCAGTAATGGCGGTTTCCTGCTGTGAAAATGGGCGGCTGGTGGGTGTTGGTAGCACCTGCCAGCCATTCGCTCATGCTTACTGGTCACAAGCGAACCACGGCCCACTGCTTTAGCGCAAAAGCAGAGTGAGCCTACCAGAGTTACGCTTACTGATCCATGAAAAATACTGTAAAAATAAACAGTGTTGATTTAATCAACGCTGATTGCCTGCATTTTATTCAGTCCCTGCCTGATGATTCCATTGACCTGATTGTTACCGATCCGCCTTACTTCAAGGTGAAACCCAACGGTTGGGACAATCAGTGGAAAGGGGACGAAGATTACCTTAAGTGGCTGGACCACTGTCTGGCCCAGTTCTGGCGGGTGTTAAAACCTGCCGGAAGCCTTTACCTGTTCTGTGGGCATCGCCTGGCATCTGATATTGAGATCATGATGCGTGAACGTTTCAACGTGCTTAACCATATCATCTGGGCGAAGCCGTCCGGACGTTGGAATGGGTGTAATAAAGAACGTCTGCGCGCATATTTTCCTGCCACAGAGCGCGTTCTGTTTGCTGAACATTACCAGGGGCCATATCGCCCGAAAGATGCCGGGTATGAGGCGAAGGGCAGGGCACTGAAACAGCATGTGATGGCCCCGCTGATTTCTTACTTTCGTGATGCGCGTGCTGCTCTGGGGATAACGGCAAAACAGATTGTGGATGCCACAGGAAAGAAAAACATGGTGTCGCACTGGTTCAGTGCCAGCCAGTGGCAGTTACCGAACGAGGATGATTACAGAAAACTTCAGGTGCTGTTTGCCCGGGTGGCAGAAGAGAAACATCAGCGGGGTGAACTGGAAAAGCCACATCACCAACTGGTCAGCACATACAGTGAGCTGAACCGGCAGTATGCCAGCCTGCTGGAAGAGTACAAATCACTGCGGCGTTATTTTTCCGTATCGGCAGCCGTTCCTTATACGGATGTCTGGACGCACAAGCCTGTGCAGTATTATCCGGGCAAACATCCCTGTGAAAAATCGGCAGATATGTTGCGGCAAATGATTACCGCCAGCAGTCGTCCGGGAGACCTGGTTGCAGATTTCTTCATGGGGTCCGGTTCGACAGTCAAAGCAGCGAATGCACTGGGGCGTCGTGCAATTGGCGTTGAGCTGGAGACCGGACGTTTTGAGCAGACCGCAAGGGATGTACAGAATTTAATCAGAAAGAGAGAGTGATATTGCTGAATTTATTCTGTAACGTTATCATTATGTTATCGGCCCTTTAGCTCAGTGGTGAGAGCGAGTGACTCATAATCGCCAGGTCGCTGGTTCAAATCCAGCAAGGGCCACCAACCGCCACTAGCTCATCAGGAAAGAACGTCACCCTGTGCGAGATTCGGAGTCCCCGGTGGCGGTCCATTATCAGCATCATGCGTTGTTAGCTCAGTCGGACAGAGCAATTGCCTTCTAAGCAATCGGTCAGTGGTTAGACTCCACTACAACGCGCCACACTTATTTTCCAGGCTCGCTTCGGCGGGCCTTTTTTGTATCTGCGCCACGCCCGGCGCATATCAACCACAGAGCCTTTCGGGGGTGAGCTTACGGAGTGGTCAGTGTGACTTTCTCTGTGGGCAGATCGCTCCCGGGCGTTGGCTCACCCACCCAAAGGAACGTCACGATGTTTGGAATCTTCAAAAAGAAAACCCGCAGAGCGGCAGCGGAAATTAAAAAGTTTGAGAAACGCGATCTGGCACAGGCGGTGATTAACGCTGCATACCTGGTGGCCTATGCAGATGGTGAATGCGAGGCATCCGAGAAAGCGAAGATCGAACAGGTCTTACGTAATCAGCCTGCGTTGTCTGCGTTTACCTCGGAAATTAATGCGATTAGCGCAACCATTATCGGTCAGCTGGATACCAATTTTAAAATTGGTCGTCGTGCCGCGTTACGCGAGATTGAGGATGTGAAACACGATACGCGTGAAGCGGAAGATGTGCTGGATGTGGCGGTGGCCATTGCGGAGGCAGACGGCGAAATTGAGCCGGAAGAGCGCAAGGTGCTGGAAGAGATTGCCGGTGTTCTGGGTCTTCGTCTGGAGAATCACCTGTGACGGTAAAACTGCGCCTGGCTGTGGCTGCACTCCTGCTGTTTCTGGTGGTGATGGTGGATTTCACCACCAGAATCATGTCGGTGCTGGCGGATGGGGTGCTGGTCTGCGGCATTGTGGTATTGCTGTGGCCGGTGATAAAAAGAAACAGCCTGCATAATGCTTGA